TGCCGACACACTTGGGCGGAAAGCATCAATTTTTTCTGCAGATTTTGCGAATAAAAGTTCTTTGATTTTATCACTTACTTGAGATGGCGACTCATCAGCAACAATCATATCCAGAAGATCATCCATTTTTTTAATACCAATAGTTAATCGTTTTTATTTATATCTCACCACCCTTGGGCATCTCTGCTATTTTTCCACTTGCTTCTGTTGCAGCACCTTGAGCATCAAGGTTAGGTTCCATTACTGGTTGACCCAAATCCATTCCTGCAGTTTCTGGTCCCAGAGGCAATCCAGTTGTAGGATCTACTGGAATACTTGGATCTGGAATAATACCATCTTTAATTTCTTTTTTAATAATTTTATCTTGCTCAAGAATTTCTTCATCAGTTTGACGAAGAATTTTTCTTCTTACATAATCCTGAGAGAAATACTTTCCAACATATGGTTCTGCAATTTGAACCATGTTTAGTCTTTCATTTAGAAGTTCTGCGTCCTTGAGTTCAGCAAAATGGTTATCATATAAGAAATCATATTGAATATGTTCATTCATGATCTCCCAATCTTCTGGGGTAATAATGTTTTTAAGAATAAGTTGAGTTCTGAGCATATCATTGAACATATAAGAAAATCTTTTTCTTAAACGAGCAACAAACTTACTAAACTTAACTTCATCACGAAGAATTTCTGATGAACGACCGAGATTAAATCCACCCTCTCCGTCCATTCTTGATGGGGGAACATTTAGAGAACGATATAGTTTCTTTTTAAAATATTCAATATCGGTGATTTCTCCAAGATTTTGTCCACCTGGGAGTGTAGAAATTTCTGTTCCTCTGCCACCCTCTCTTCTTGGAAGCCAAAAATCTTCTAGCATTGACATAAATTTCTTATCATCACGAATTTCGCCAGTATTTGCATCATAGACCATTTTATTTCTATAACGCATCATTACATCACGAAGATATTGTTCTGCCTTTACTTTAGGAAGATTGCCAACATCAATATAAAAAATTCTACGTTCGGGTGCGCGAGATAAGCGATAGATGACTAATGAGTCTTCAATCATACGAAGTTGATTGAGAGACTTAATTGCTTTATGAAGATATGAAAGTGTTGATCCTTTATTTCTATCTACAAGACCTGAAGTGCAATATGTGATAGAATCTCTTGAAAACTTGATTCCACCAGTTCCACCTAAAGATGATGGATTGGTGGTTGGATAAGTCATCTTTGGATTATAAATGAAATATTCCTCAATTTCTGGAAATTCATAATCCATCGGATCATCGGCATTAACACCAGCAAGTCTATAAATTTTTTTATCTCTTTCTGAATTTTTTTGTTGGCGAACATAACGCATTTTCATTGCGTCTATGTAGCGAAGTTCTTGTATACCTTCATGAGGATTTTTCAGATCAATTACTTTATGGTAATACAATCTACCATCAACATACCAATTTCTGTAAATCTCATGAGACTTTTTATCAAAGTCTAAAAGTTCTAAAATATATTTAAACTCTTCTCTAATCTTTTTCTTTATACCGTCGCTTGCATTAAGATTTGATAGTTCAATTGAAACGGGACTATCATTCGTATCGCTTACGATTGCTTCGTTAACAATATCTTCAATGGCACTATCGCACTCTGGATGAAGTGCCATTTCACGATATCTTTTAATTAAATCAAATTCTGTTCTATAAACACCTTCAATATCTACATACGAACCAAAAAATCCACTGGTTAGATAAAAATCACTCCCGTCCTCATTATTAGGAGCAACGGGAGATACAACACCTGGAGATGATGGTTCGTTATCCTCAATAGAGAATCCAAACAACTTTGCCATAATTTATTTTTTAACTGTTAGTCTTGGGACTATTTATTAGATCAACTTTCACCTGTATATGGGGTCCAGTACTGAACCTGGAATTCGACAGTGAATTCTTCAATGGTATCGGCAGTGTCATATGAAAGATCAATTGCAGAAATATTAGTTGGGAAGATGCTGTAAAACTTATATTGCTTAGCAACTTCTAATCCAGATCCAACAGCGTTATTTCCACCAACTACACTAGGAAGTCTCTTTAATTGCTTAACGAGAACATCTACCATATAATCATTTGGATTAGTTGAACCACTACCGTCAGCATATTGGCCAACATATTGCATCCAAGCTTCCATTGCAGTTCTGATCTTAAAGTCTTCATCGTTGATAACGGTGATTGACCAAGTATCAAATGTACGATCACCTGCTACTTTAAAGATTCTCCCTCTAAAAGGAACATCAATCGAAGCAATGTTAGATGCGGGTAGATTTGCTGCTTTACATAATACAGAGAATTCATTAGCATCAAATTCTGCTCCTCCCGGAAAGTTAGTTAAAATAACTTCAAATAGATTGGGGCGAGCACCGCCGCCCTTGAGTGCTGTTTTAAAATCCTGAATACTGTGTGCCATTTTTAGGTCCTCCTTGTTGTTTTTTTAACTAAATCAAACCGTACCCGCTACCTCTTCAAATGCTACGCCAGTACGTGTAGCAACGAAGGTAAGAGTTACATAGTTGATGGACTTAGCAGGCTTCAGGTAAATGTCTGCTCTGAACTCATTATTATCAATCACATCAGGAGTGTTATTTGATGTGTCACAGACAACTAAGAATCCATAAAGTCCTCTCTTTGCCTGAACATCACGGAGGTAAGGTTCAACAATATTCTTAAAGTTTGCTCTTGTAAGTTCATCATTCAGTTCAAAGAGTTGTGCTTGAGCAGCTTTTTGAAGTGCTTGTTCAATTGTGAGGAACAAGCGACGAACATTGATTCTATCAAATGCAGATGCATACGTAAGAGCAGTTTTGTCACCAAAGAGTAAAGTTCCAACACCCTGCTGAGTTACAATTGAATTGATTCTCAGCGGATAAAGTTGATCTCTCTGCGCTTTGCTTGGGTTATATGCAAGTTTAATTGCATTATTAAGAATTCCACGTTGCTGTCCTGCTGGTGAGAACCAAGGATAAGCAACAATGTTTGTTCTTGTCATTAGACCTGCAACGTCAGCATTACAAGGGATATAAACAAACTTATTGTTAAATCTATCATAGGTGTACTTATATCCACTATCAAATACTGCATAAGAAGAAGATGAAAGTGGACTAAAGTATTTGATTAGATTATTGGTTTGAGTTGTGGTGTTTGTAATCCCAATCAGATTTGCTCTATGGGGACCAATGCAAGCCATACAATCTTGTCTATTTCCTGCTACGGAAATCAAATAATTTGCTTTTGCCTGAGAATCTGATTCTGAATCAAGACCAGGACCCATAACTAAGTAATCTACTTGTACCTCATCTTTATTGGAGAATAAACCATATGAAGTGATCAAGTCTCCTAAAGTTGCCTTCATTCCACCAGCAGCAGAATAATCAACACCACCACCTAAAGTATAGGTTTTGTTGCCGATTGCACTAAATGTAATGTCTTGGGCATTTTGACCCCATAGACCTTGTGCTGTTGTATATGCGGTAAAGGATGTAGAGAAACCAGTTGCTCTTGGTGCAGTTCCCCAATATGAATCGGAAGCACTTGAGGGATTATTTCCCGCATAAATTTTATCAGAAAAATCTGCCAAATATTGCTTGTACCAAATCTTTTGTGGAGAATTAACAGCAGAGACAGAATCAAGTGCTTTTGAAAGTCCAATATGCTTTTCAATGATTGTTCCTTGATTTCCTGTTATGGTTCCAAGATCGTCAACAATTGCAATGTTGATGCCATCATTTTTACCATTTCTATCGAGAGAATATCTGTTAGAAGTTGGTTTTGGTGCAATAGACTTCCAATAAATTGTTGAGTTTGTTAAACCAAGAGTTTGATTTCCATACCAATCTGAGACCGATGCAACAGTTGCAGTACCAGATTGAGTTCCCGAATTGTTGATGAATCTAACTGTGCTTGATGCACTAAATGCGGCAATTGTAGAACCCTCTGCATAATCAATTTTTGTTTCAGTTCCAGCACTAGAAACTCTTGAAACAACCTTCACATCAATCGTACTATTTCCGTTTGTTGAATCCGTTGTTACGCCAGTAATAATACCCTTGAGGTATCCAGTAAACAAAGAGGTGCTTCCAGATCCCGCAATTACCTGATTGGTGAGAGCAACAGTAACTCCGTAACCAACAGTTGCGCCGAGAGCAACAAGACTAGTTGTGGTAATACCTAAAGTTTGATCTGCTAAATCATCAATAAAACAAACCTTAAGACCATTTCCCCAAGAACCTGGGTTCTTTGCTCCATATGTATAGTTTGTACCATCTGAGTGATTATTGGTATAATCATCGTAGTTATCAATTTTCAAACTGGTGGTTGAAGCGATCCCAACTCCAGCATTAGCGTTGTTTAAAGTTGATCCGCTAGTTCTTACAACTTTTAAAACACCGCCATATGAAAGATATGATGATGCACTCATCCAGTACTCATATTGAGCATCTGTTGAGATGGGCTTACCAAAAACATTGATAAGATCTTGCTCTGTAGTGATGTCAATTGGGTAATCAACTGGTCCAATTGGGAAAGGTCCTGCAATTGCACCAATGTTATCTAAAACATTATCAGCTCTCCCTACAGTTAAATCAACCTCTCTGACTAGTACACCAGGAGATAATTGAGGAGTCGCCATGTTTTTCTCCGTTAAATCTCAGTTTATCTAAAAAATATTTATTAAAAATTTACTTTACGCGGGGGAAATGTAGCGTGAACAATTACCAGTCAGGATATTCCCATTTATCAAAAACATTGTTCTGCATTCTACCTACAATTATGCGTTTTATAGTACAATCTTTACATTCATATGAATATGATGAAGCAACTGGTCCTCTATCCTTACGTGTTTGATAGAACCCGTCTATTAAATTCTTCATTTCTCCACAGACTCTACATTGCCTGTCTACTAAAAGCAAATGACCTAATCTTATTTGCTTATCAAGTTCCATTAAGATAGATACTCCCACATATATGCACGATCTCCATATTCATCAACGTGCCACCTATCTCCATCAATATCTACAAAACTTGAATCATCTAGACCGTCTGAGATAAATCCAAAAGGAGACATATCTTGTTCAATTTGATTTTTTTGTTCTTCATATAATCTTTTTCTTACATCTTGGTCTGTAAGTTCTTTAAAATAATCTTGAGCAACCAACCAAGCATAAATTACGAGGCACATTGCGAGGTCATCATTACATCCTTCTTCTGCTTCAAAAGAATTATGTTTTTGAATGAAAGTTGTGAGTTCGCTAATAATTTCATAGTCATTAAGAAATAATTTATTTTCCTCAATCATAGTTTTGAGATTGAGACATCCAACTTTTTTGACAGTTTTGGACATCTTAACTCCAAGTTGAGTTTTCTTTCCAGAAAATCCTTGTCCTACAATTTGACCTGCTCTACCTCTCATTGAACACATGAGCAAATTATTATATTCAAGATCATATTGAAGAATAGATGCTACTTGATCCCCAACATCATTAACCTCACACAAAATATAAGCATCGTTATAACTTTTTGCTACTTCATGAATGATACTTGGAAATAGCATTGGTTTTATTTCATTGTTTCTATATTTTGCAACTACTTTATGCGGGAACTGTGTGATATCGACCACAGTAAATGCGGAATAATCGTTTCCTACGCCCCTAGCAACGTCTACAGTGATGAGATAATCATGTTGTTCTTCTGGATCAACATATACGTCTAAACCCCCGCTACGGGTCTTAGGATGGTCATATACGAGGGATCTAAGTTTACTTGGTGCTATAAGAGTATCTACAGATCCTAAAAATTCGCATTCAAATTCAACTTTGAATTGTTGCTCACTGGTGTTTGCAATTGTCTGCTTTTTCCATTCCTCATCACGACCAGGAACTTCACTCCAATGAACATCGGTGAAGACATATTCATTTTTACCTTTTTCCGCATCATGCCACATTCGGTAGAAGTGATTCATACCATGTGGAGTAGAAACTATAATGACTTTCGTTTGTTTACCAGAAGTAATTGTGGGATAAACCGACGCAAAGAAAGAATCTGCGATGTGATTTGGAACGAACGCAAATTCGTCCAAAAATAGAATGTTAAATGACATGCCACGAACAGCAGATGCCGACGTAGAAGCGGCAAGAATTTTGGATCCGTTTTCTAATTCAAGAGAACCTTTGTTCCACGAAATAATTCCCTGTTGCATCCATTTGGGCAAATTCTCATAAGCAGTCTGCAATCTATCTAATAGTTCTCTTGCAGTTGCTGCTTTGTTCGCAAGAATGCCAATATTAACATTATCATTAAAAACAGCATAATGAAGAAGAAAAGATACCACAGTTGTAGACTTACCTGTCTGACGAGGCATCTTACAAATATTAAATCTATTCTTATGAAAATTATTAATTAACTTTTCTTGGAAATGATATGGTTTAAACGTCTGCAATCCATGATCAAGAGTAACAATCTTTACGTAATTGTTTGCAAAATACACTGGGTCATCTTTACACTTAACAAATTCAATAATTTGCTCTTGTGTAAATTCAATAGGAGTATTTGCTTTTTTTAAAAGAGGATTGCCAAGATATACATCACTCATAATAAAACCTACTTATTAATTACAATTCCAACGACGAAGTGCCTTGTTAATTCTTGAATCTGGATCTCTGGAAGTTTTTGCTGAAGTGAGTTTAGATTTCATTCCTTTCATCCTTCTACAAAAAGAAGCACGACGCTTTGCTCTTTTTCCTGATGGATTTTTCTCTGTTACTGCAGTCTGAAGTTTTGAACCAGGATTCTCTCTACGATAGGCATTAACTGCTGCTTGACTTAAACCATCTGTCTTATCTTGGCGATTGACTTTTTGCCAATCTTCGTTAACTTCAACTTCTTCACCCATCGGTTTTACATAATTTTTATTTGGTCCTAATTTTGCCGTGCTTCCACCTTGAGGTCCAAATGCTTGAATCAAAGGTTGTCCTGGCGCAAATTCTGAGACGGAATGATGAACTACTCTTGCCCCAGGATATACTTTTTGAATCTCGTCAGTTACTTCTTGGCGAGATGGAAGTTTTATCTGGGGGAAAAACATACGAACTGCATAATATTTTCCTCTCCATAAAAGAGTAATTGCAATAATATTTCCAGATTGTGCTGGAATACGTGTAGATTCATCAACTTGCGATTTGAATCCTTTAATAGGTTCTGGTTTGATTACATCAACAACTTCTGCGAATGTGTTTCCGTTTGCATCTTCAATTGTTTGCTCTGGCACGCAGTTTGGAACCATTTTCTTACCTTTTTTCTTCATTCCAACTTGCTTATATCCAGACCAACATGCTTCTTCCATTTCACCACTTGCAACATAATCTGCTGCAGTATCAATATAATCTGCTGCCTTAGTAATCTTTGATTGGACCCATGCCTCAAGATCTCCCTCACCCTTACCTACTTTTGCTTGCAATCTTTTTATCGCATCAGCAATAGTTTTAAGTTCAGATCTTGCCATTGAGTATTCATGATCTTTGATAGAAACTTTATCCCATGCTTTTCCACCATAAGAACATTCAGATCTTGTTTCTCTTTTATCGCATAAGGGACAATATCTTTGCTCTTCAGTTGCCTCCGACTTTGTTCCCCAATTATCTGCACCAACTTTACGGCACTTGACTAATGCTCCAGATGCATATGCACTTGGCCAAACGCTGTATCTTGACTTTACTTTATGGTAGCAAGCGTCTTTTTTTCCACTACCTTTACTCTTTTTGTCTGCTTCTTCGTTCATTTTCTTCTTAGGTTTATCTGTGGAAACATAAGTTGGTTTTGCTGCACCAGTTTTTTGTTGTTGTCCTGGATCTGCCGCTTTTTTTCTTCTTGCTGCAGATAATCTTTCTGCAGGTGTCATGCTTGCTCTTTTTGTTGAAGAAACACATTTTGGAACTCCCTCACCTGGTTCATCACTTGCACAAGTTCCACCAGTTACAACATTAACCCATCCAGATTTGCCATCTTTTGATTTGGATTTTCCAAACCAATCTCTAAGACCCTCTTCAGTAACATCTTTAAATTTTTTATGATGTTTTTTTGCGTCCGTTTCCATCTTTTTCAAACGAGTGTAATAGTCGGGAATTTCATCAAGATGTTGGAGGGCAATATCCATTGCGAGTTCATGATCTTTAGTATGTTCATGTTCAATGGGTTCTCCCATATCAAGTTGCTTTTGTATAAAAGACACCTCAAGGCGATGCTTCTTAGCAATTTGCTCAACTGTTTTATGTGTCTTTAACTTTGGCATTACTCAACTGGTTTTGATTTAGTTTGCTCACCTTTTGCCCTTTTTCTTCTCCCCGCACAGTGAGCGCGTTGAGAAAATCCTTTTGGATTGGAGCAATCAATACTCTTTTTATATTTATTGCTCCAGTCTTCTTGAAACTGTTTAAACGTTTTCATTTTCGGTTTGTTGTTTAAGAAGTTTTGCCAATTCTGCAGTTGACCCAACAAAAAGAGCATTATTAACTGTTGTTGGTCCTTTAGAAACTTTTTCTTCTTCAATATCTTTAAGTTTCTTTTGTAAATCCATCAATTTATCAGTAGCATCAGCAACGTTTTTAATCAATTGCCCAGCAACTTCATATGCTCTAGGCATTTCACTTTCTTGGGCAAGTTCAAGAATTCCATTAATTGCCTCTTGTCCCTTTTCAATTAACGAATAAAGATTTCCTCTTGTATATTCATAATCTTTTTTTACGTCATCAACGGATGATACAATCTTTTCTATTTTTTCAATAGAAGTTTCTGCTTCTGTCGAAACTATTTCTCCTGAGACATTAAAGGCATCGTTTAACTCATCAAATTTCTTCGTCATTTTCATACGGTGTCTCCACTAAAACCAAAATCATCGCCATCTTGAATTAAAGTACTATCTGTTGAGGATATTGATTTTATTTGAGCACCTGCTAGATGAGAGGTAATTGATGTATTATCTCTTCCCCTATCAACGGTAAGAACATTTCCATTTACCAATCTCACATAAACTTCCTCTCCTTCAATATCTAAGTAAGTATTGGTCGAAATTGAAGAGGCATTATTTACTTCTATTAAAATATCTTCAGCGGTGATATCTTTTGCGATATTTGTAAGAACTGTGCCTGTGTAATTCTTGATTGCTCTTGGTTCCGAGGAATATACAACTTCTCTTGTTGGAGTAGATGTAGTATCTCCAGCAATGTAACTGATAGTGGTTTTCTTGATAATATCTTTTGATGCTGTTTGTGTTGGACCAAATAGATAAGTTTTTGCAGTAAATCTTAGAGTATAAATTAAAACTCTTCTCGTAGTAAAATTACCCTCATAATCATCTTGGAAGGTTATATTTTCTAATACCACAGGTATATCTCTTTTTTCATTTATCTCATCCACCAATTCTACGGTTAAACTATATGATGGTTGAAAATATGGTAAAATTTGCTCTACAATTTGCAATGCATCATCATTTAACTTTGCCATGATTGATAATTCAAATTGCATATTGTACGGAACTGGCATGTAAGTTTTTTTAGTTACAGTCCCGTCAGTTGCTGATTTTGAAGTAAATGATTGAGTTGTAGTTACTTTTCTTGATGCATCATAAGTTATTCCAGTAAATTCAAAAGACATTCTTGGTAATGTAATTTGAATTGGTTTATTTAAATCTGGAGACTGCTCTAATCTTGCTAGAAATTTTTGAGTGGGTCCATATGCCAACGGAACCTTTATAACATCAATAACTTGATTCGAGTTATCAACGTGTTTAATTGATATGTTATTAAACAGAGATCCAAAAGATATTACTGTTTTTCTTAGAATCTCGTTATAAAAATATTCAAACATTTTACTAGTTCCGTATGATACTATTTAACCAAATAATAAATTATATTTATGGCATTCCAAAAGGATTGGATTCTGTAAAATCTAAAATTTTATTTGCTTCAGTTTCTATATCTAAATTATCGGCATAAGCATCCTTAATATCTTCTTCATTAATTGTTGATAATACGTAAGAAGCAGAAGAATCTGATCCAACAATATTTTCTCCTCTTACAAAAGTTCCAGTTACATTTGAAACTTCTAAAGTACTTGTAATAGAATTCCAAGATCTTACTCTTGCTGTTACGCCACTGGTGCTTCCTGTTATTACTTCATTATATCGATAAGTTCCAACACCTACTAGAGATGGTGTAGATATTGTTATTGTTGGAACTTGAGTATATCCTAAACCAGCGTTTGTTATTCTAATTGCAGTGATTGATCCCGCTGCACTTACTACAGCTGTTGCTGCAGCTGAAACTGAAGAAATTCCACTAAATGTTATAATTGGAGCAGAGGTATATCCAGATCCAGCATTAGTAACTGTAATAGGTCCAATAATACCAGTTCCTATAGTTGCAGTTGCAGCTGCTCCAGACCCTCCGCCACCAATAAACCTTACTCCAGGTGTTACTGTATATCCAAATCCTGGATTTATTAATAAAACACTTTGGACAGATTTGTTTTGTGGATTGACATTATCATTGCATACAACAATACCATCGATCATTGTTGCAGCAGCAACACCAGTTGTTCCCCCAGATGGTGCCGAAGATATTGCTACTGTTGGGGTGCTAGAATATCCACCACCTCTATTAGTTACTGTAATATACCTAATTCCACCATTTAGTAGTGTGGTTGTTGCTGTTGCTGTTATTCCAGCACCAACCATTGTAAGAATTTGAGTTACAGCAATGCCACCACCAATACCACCAGTAGTAACACCACCGCCAACATTAGTATCATCTATTTCATCAACACCAGTATCAATAACTTCATCTTCATATCTGAAGAGCTCACATTTCAATGTATAGACATAAGTCTTTTGCAATTGATAAAATGGTTGCTCATGCTCTACAAACTTAACTTCAAATAACCTATCTCCAAGGGGAAAATAAATTAAATCACCCTCTCTTGGTCTTGTTCCCAATTTGATGTTAGGTTTATCTTTTATAAGGGGAACAATGTAATTATCAAATCTTTCTTTTGATATTGTTATTGTAAGCTCATTAAGTGCCTGTATTCCAAACTTTGAAAGAATAGTTGTGTTATCTCCATATCCTTCATAGTTTTCAATATAAGCTTCCAATGGATATGCGTCATCAAAAGCGGACTCTATAACTTCTCTTAAAACTGTTTTTTCAGTTAAATATTTTCTTGGTAGATAATGAACATCTACCCCATACATACGTAGTTGCTCGTTAATTAAATCTTGTATTAACCCCTGTTCGCCCTTAGATCCTTGTAGAAAAAATGGATTAAGCATCTTATCATCCTATCATATCAAGAGGTGGAAGCTCATAAGTATTGGACATTTTTTCCATTAAAATATCAATTTCTCTTTGTCCATCATCATACATTTGTCTACCATTAAGTTCTACTCCGCCGGGAAGTTTAACGCCAGTAAATTTCATCATATTTTGACCCCATTGACGTTTAATCAACGAAGTAAGATATGGTTTTATGAAAGAATCATTCCATACTCTTGAATAATCGTTAGGGTCTAGTGTAGAATAGCAATCAATAATAATGTATTGTCCCGTGGTTACAGATCCCCAGTCTATATCCAAATAAAGTCTATCTTGTCTTTTGTTGAAACGAATTTGTTTTTGCGTCGTTAAAAGAAAATCTAGATCTTCAAGATAAGTTTTGACCATTGCATAACTTAAAATTTCTGTAGCACCCCAGTAATAAATATCATTCAAAAATAATTGATATTTAACACTAAACATATTATGAGTAATAGTATTTGATCCATCAAAATGGAAAATTTTATTTACTCCAATAATATTGGGGGGAACTTGTAGGTAATTACTATTTTCTTCATAAGTAAATGTCGTTGCAGTTCCAACTATATTTGCAGTTGCTGATGTAGTTGCAATTCCAACGGCAGTACTACTTCCCCTAGACCTCCCCCTATCAATATCGTCTTGAGTTATTTTATACTTATAAAAAGTTGGGTATACTCCATCAAAATGTCTTTCTTGAAAAAATTGGATAGCGTCATCAACTAAATCATCAATTTGCTCATCGGCAACGTTGATTTCCAAAACTGGCGCTCCCAGTTTTCTCTTACAATAATCTATTAACTCTTGCCTAGTAGATGGTTGCGCCATTATTTTCTACTTTTTAAATATTTATGGTTTAATCAAATCTTTTAACACTTCTTGCTGCTTCAAATATAGTTTCATGTATGACTTTGCAACTGTTTTAATTTGTTCAATATCCTCAATTGCATCTATTTCAATACATGCTTTCATATATTCAAAACTTTTGGATAAGTCTTCTAATTGAATTTGATCAGGATTCATTTACTAAACTCCTAAGTAAATTTTTAATTTCATCTAAATCTTCTTTCATGTTAGCAAGATCTTTTTCTAAATTCTGTACTTTTTGATTCTCTTCACTTTTAGCATTTCTCCTAGAAACATACTCTTGATATTCTGACATATTTGTATTAACAATTGAATTTGTATTCTGGTCTCTTACCAAATGAGTGTATCCTTCAACTTTCAAATAATTCATATCATGCTAAAGCAATAACTCTCAAATCTTTAATTCTTGGAACATAAACTTGATTTGTTGATGTGAGGACCAATTTAATACGATATGATTTAAATGATGGTAAATTGTCTATAGTAAATACATATTCTTTAAATTCTATGTCAGAAGTTTCAAATCCCAATGATTGAGTTGGAGTTACAAATACATCAGACCTTCCATCACTATCCGCATAATTAATGACTTCATTTTTAGTGTCTAAATTCATATACCCAGGGAATGGTACAAAAACTGGACTAAAGTTTGGTTTGTCGCTGATTGCATATAAAGCTCTAACATCACAGTATTGATTGATATGGGCATTCAATAAAACCTTAATAGAACTCGCACCATTTTCTAAATTAATTTCTTTGGAAATATATTGGAATGCAGATGGATCTTGATCAATTGTATTAACTCTAGAATCAGTTGCATAGTTTGTAATAACGCTATTGACTCTATTTGAAGTTAATATTGTACTAATTCTTTGCGTATCAATTACTGGGGTTAGTCTAGAATCTACAGTATCAAGTTGTAGTCTGAGATTCATTGATTTGTTACCAGGAAGATTTAATAATTTCTCATTTTCATTAACTTTAGAACAGATGATTCTTGTACTGTCCAAATAATTTGGTTTTCCAATACTAATAGATTCAAATCCATTATCAATGAATGGAATCTCATTGCCACTTATACTTGAACCAGTGACAGTTCTTAAAGAAGCACTCAATGATGTTCCTCTTACTGTTAGATTTTGAACAATAGGAGTAATTATTTCGTAAGGCATATTTTGTGTTGCCTTAGTATTGTATCCTCCAGCAGATTTAGTTTGATTGATATAAAGTTTTGGATAACCTAAACCATCAGTCCTGCCAATACCATTTGAACCCATATCAAGTTTTACATGATAAGAATCAAATGTTATTGCATCTGAAACAGTAACATTATTCAAGGAATGAGTTTTATTAATTCTTCTTAGTGAAACACCACCAAGTTCATATTTGTAAACTGGAGTTCCTATCGGATAATTCTTTGGATTTGTACCCCTAGATATGTTACCACCAATTAAATTGCCAGAAACTGAAGTATATTCAATAATTTCATCTCCTATTAATAAGTAACCTGGATTAGTTGTTCCAACACCAACATTTTCAAAAGTTCTAAAATCAGTTGCATTATCTACGCTGATTGCTCCGGTCGAATTTGTATTATATGTTGTGCTTAATTTTGTTGGATTGATATCTGATTGTGCATTGGAGATATTGACATAATTTTCACTGGAATACATTCCATGATTTTGGTGATTTACTTTAATGTGCAATCCATCACTAATTGTTTCGATAGAATCTATAAACACCCCACCACCTTTTGAAGCATTTAATGTTGTTGTTATACCAGAACTATTAATATATTGAACTGTTTTTGCTGATCCAACAACAAAATCTCCTTGTACATTATCAAGTATTAATTGATTTGTGCTTGCGATTGAAACGATAGAGAATCTTGCATTTCTTCCAACGGCAATTGAACCAAAGGTACTGATTCCAACTACATCACCAACTTGATATCCAACACCACCGTTAGTAATAGTTGCACCTATAGCAACGCCGTTAGAAACAGTCACATTTGCTGTTGCATTTTTACCATTGCCAGTAACTGTTACGAGATTGATATTATTAATAGATAATCCGCCACTTGATGGTGTATAACCAATTCCCGAATTGATTAAAGTTAAAGTTCCAAAGGCACTTCCAGCAGCACCAACATAATTTGCGGTTGCATTTGTGCCTTGCTGAATAATAGTATTTCCTAAAGTTAATCCAGAGTCTTGTACTGTTGATCCAAGTCCAACTCTGATTTTTTTAGAAATCAAACTAAGAGAATTTGGCATCAATGTAGGAATTTGCTTATTTCCATCTGTCAATTCTGGACTATAGAAATCGACAGTTCCTGAAGTTAGGAAGTCTGCTCTATAAAGAGTAAACTTAAGATCTTCCCACTGACTTGCTTCCCAGGTTGAAGCGTTTTGGGACTTAAATAAAGATCCAAGATATGGTTGATTTGAAATAAATGTTTGTGTTAATAGATCATTCTCACCAATTCTTGAAATGTAAACACTATATTTTGTTGAGTTTGATGCAAGACATATGCAATATTCTTTTCCACCCTCTAAGTAAACAGGTGCGTCAAAATTAAACGTAGTAGCTACAGATCCATCTGCGGATGTTTGAATATCACCGGGATCTAAAGTAATTTCTGAAAATGGAAGGATTCTTTGAGTTGGGAATCCATTTTGCATTGTTCTCAATTGGAAGGTGACAGGAATATCCATATCATCTTTAGATCTGAAGAAAACCTCACATTTAGTTAAGAAAACTCCAGTTTCATCCTCAACTAAGAAAGATTGTGCAAGGGGATCATACCAACCAACCAAAACATCTCTTCTTGATTGTGATAAAGTTGTGCTACTTACGACTTGAGTGCCTGTAGTTCTGGATACCGCCCTCTCTTCAAATTCTTGTTTGTTTTGAATCCTGGCATTTCTTACTGAAATAATATTTTCTTGTACTGTTTCTAAAGTTCCACTTGAAACAAATCCTTCCTCGGCAATAGTTGTTGCTGCGTTTTGGTCATTCAGGTTATTATTTACTAAAGTAAATGTTTTAGTTCCAGTTTCAAATTTTGGATGAATATTTGTATTTGGGTTTGGAACAAAGAAACTTCCGATTAAGGTTGCCGATAAATCAGAAACCAATCTTACATTGGTAATTGTTGCCTGTGCTCCACTACTTTGTCCAACCAGAATCATTTTAGATTCTACTCTTCCACTATATTCTCCTTGTGGTTGGTTTGAAAGTGAGAAAGTATCAACGTTCAAAATATTTGATGTTGATGAGTATGTTGATTGTAATACTTGTCCTGTGTAAGGATTATTTGGATAAGTGATTGTTGCTGCGTTATAGGGACCTTCTCTATGATTAGATTGTGCAACTCTAAATGAGATTTTTGCAAAATCTTGTCCTAAACTTGGATTTAATCCTGTGTTCTGGACTGTTCCGATTACCTTTTCACCAACTTCAAAGGTTCCAGAAATCATTGAAATTTCCAATAATTTAGGAACACAATAACGAGTTACATCAACGCCATCAAAGAAAGCATAAACTTGAGTTAGTGGTTTAAGTTTTTTGGAAACAAATTGAATATTTCTAGATCTCATATATGGAATGAGATTTCTACTTACTACACGATCACCAACAGAGGTTTTATCAAATTGCTCAGACACTATGGTTCTTAGACCATTTCTTGTTTGGACTCCAGTATCTCTAATTTCTCTTAAATTGTCTTGGATAACTGAAGTAACTTGAGTTTCATAAACTTCTCTTCCTCTTCCTCCAGAAATAACCCCCCTCCAAGCACCTCCGGACACCTCTTCTCTCCTTCTAGTGCTATTAATAACTTCTTGTCCAGTCCAATTTGTTTCCCAAGCATTCCACACAACTGGAGCAAATCCAGTTTGTGGATCTACATTTAGAGTTCTAACTGCGTTTGAAAGAGTTTCTGCATAATTTCCTTCTGTTTGAATAATTTTTGCTTCTAGTCTTACAGTATCAACCCAGGTGTCAGATGCTGGGGTGAGTTCTAAAGATCCTTGCCAGAAACTAATTAAGAAAGGAGTAACACTTTCTGCTCTAGTTGCAAATGATTGTTTTAACCATTCAACTTCAGCATAATCCAAAGTAACGACATCTTTTGACTTTCTAACATTTACACCTTCAATTGGAGTGAATGCAAGATCGTCTGTTGGGTCTACTCCAGTTACTGGACCTGAAATTAAATCAACGGAGTTTGTATAGTGTCTTGGTCTCAACTGCTTGTTTGCAATATCAATACTATTCTTATAAAAAACTGAATCTTCCTGAGCAAGTAAAGAAGTAAAATTGTCAACAAAAAATCCAGATTTAAATCTATTCAAACCATCTCCATCAGGAATAAAAAGATTTGCTGTATTTGTTTCAAGTAAAGAAAGAGCAGTGTAATATTCAAGATTTTTAATTCTATTTTCAAGTTGTTTGATATCAACCATTCTATATCTCTTGTGCTCTAAGAATTGAACAGCAGCCTGAGATGTATTGTATAAGTAAGCAGGTAAATCTATAGTAGCAATTTCTAATGCGTCATCTACAGAAACTGGTTTTTCTGGTCTTTCCGAAGGAATTCCATATTTAACCTGGAATTTTCCTTCTTTAGTTAGATAAACCCTATCAATTCTTCCAAGATAGAATGAAAAGGAAGTTAAAATAGACTCATCAGATGCTAAAATATTTCTAGAAGAATTTCCAGCACCATTAAAAATTCTGCCATAGAATTCTAGGGGAGATCTTGAATTTTCGCTTACATTATAAGTTGAAGTTTTGGGGCGAATATCAATTATATCAGAATTTCTTATGCCATTTACAGTTTGAATCTCTGTTCCATAATCAAAAGTATTGTAAGAATTAGTGGTTGTTATATCCCCATCATCATTTGCTTCATAATATCCATTGGAGAAATATATTTTTAATTTTTTAGTTGGTGCTTCTAAACCTGCTTTTCTTTTAATTGTTCCATAATCATAAAAAGTGGATTCTTGACCATTTGTAAATGTAAAGTTGGAAGAAATATCAAAACTTGAAGAATTAATAGTTTGTGCTATTGATTGGATTTGAGATTCTTCAAATCTTAAAGTTTCTCCTTCTTTAAAAGTTTTTTGATTTTTGTAAATGAAAGATATTCTTGTATCATTAATTTTTTCAGTAAAAATAGCAACAGCACCGCTAGTTTGTCCCGTTACTTTTTCTCCAAGAATTAAATCTGAGGTTGTTGCAGTTGGTCCCGTAATAGAAGAAATATCTAGTGTGGGTGCAGATACATCGGTGGTATTTGCGGATTCAAAAATACCATAAATCTCTATGATATCCGATGTATTGAGAGAAATGATCTCATCCTGAACTCTTGTTCCAAACGGATAATTTCCATAAGATAATCCATCATTTAAGGTTGTTGATCCTATTCCAGAGTATTCATATTTTGATTTATCTACTATAATAGAATTTACTCTATTTTTTCTCTTCAATTTTGCTTTTGGTTTTATCTTTCTAGTTGTTGCTATTAATGTAGCTCCAGTATCCGAAGCAGTCGAAAGATTGTATACTGATAATTGAGTTCCTGTGGAATCAATTTGAACTTTATCTGAAGTCAGAACTTCAGTTTGTCCATTTGATGTAATTAAAGAATATCTTTCCTCATCAAATGGCAAGAATGTTTCATTTGCACCAGAAGTTACTGTGGTGGTTTGATTTCCAGAAATATTAACAGAGAAAACAGTTCTAATTCCAAGAACAGCATTTGTTAAATCTACATTGGATACATTAACTTTAGGAAGTCTTGTATATAAAGTACTATCTGTTGAAGTTTCTAGATTTGTCGTTAAAATTTTAAAATCAGTGACATTCAGTGTAGAAGTTGGTAGAGAACTAGATGCAATACCAGAAACTGCAGTAATTCCACTAATAGAAATTGTAGTATTTCCAGTGCCTACGACTTTTGCAATAACTGGATCTCTATTTGCAGAATCACTATATTGTACTAAATTGCCAACCCTAACAATTTTTCCTGGAAATATAGCATTAGGACTTGATACTGTACTCACTCCAGAGGAAGATGCGCTAATTGTAGCAATACCTACATTAAATCCAGTAGATTGAATTGTATCTGCAGAAAAAGTTGATGCGGAACCGACAATTCCATAAACTGATTTAATATCAGAAATACCATATGAAGTAATAGCAGTTGCAACTCTGGTATTTTCAATTCCATCAATAATGAAAGATTCATTAAGAATAAAATCTCCCGTTTTTTCATAAACTGTAAGTGCTACACCAGCAGTAACAGAGTCTTTTAAGAATGCTGTAGCACCACTATTTTTTCCTTTAATAAAAGTTGGAACGGATAGTGTAATGGGTTCATTTACAGTAATTTCTGTAATAGTTTGAATATCATATAGAGAAATGTTCCATTGATTTAGGTTAGAATTGGTTGCATTATATGATCCAGATTCTAATCTAAAATCATAAACTCTGGCGACACCGATTTCTTTTCCGGCAGCAGCAGTTTGGGTAGAACCAACTCTAGAATCTCTAAGACTCAATACATAAGTATTTCCAATACCTATTTTTGGAGAACCATAAACTCTATTTAATTTTAAAGTAGGTCCTGTATTGTAATTTAAAGATTGATTTTCTAGAGTTTTAGTTGTTCTTGGTTTTGGGCAATCTAAAAATGTTGAACTTATTGTTTCGCACTCATATCCTCTAACAAATGCTTTGCCCGGAGAAATTTGATAGACTGCTAAATCATTTGATGGAGTTGAACCTCCATATGTGAATTGTCCAGCACTAAAAATACCATTATTTCCCAAATTATCGTTTAGGGACTCTTTTAGTGCGGCATCAAAAGGAATTACATAATAGTCTCCAGACTCTGCGTAAGTCCTTCTTGCCAACTCGTCAGTAATGCTGTTATATGGAGTTGTTTGTTGAGATCTAATAACACCATCTTTAACTGTTGCTAATTCAACAAAATTACCATCATCAAAATCTGTGTTTGGTTTTTTGGAAAGAGTTGCTGTAATTTTTAATCTATCTGCACCTGGAGCAGCATAATTATTAAATCCTTGGGAATTATCGTTTAAACTTTCGTCAGTCTCTGAAGTTATAATTTCTTCATTTACAAATAAACCAACACGATAGTTTGGTCTATTTGAATATTGATCTAAGATTAAAGTCTCATCATTGACAGTTACAAATTGACCCCTTATAAAATAAACTCCATTGGTAATAGAAAAAGCAGATCCAATAGAAGTTGCATTTTGTGCAATGGTTGATGCAAAAGGTTGTCCTGCAGTAATTAAAGAATTACCCAAAAGTCCAGAAGTAATTTGGGTATTGGAAGTTAAAAGTTCACCATCAGAAAACTGTTGGGTTGAATTATTTTGAGTATTTGATGCTAGGTAGTTTATATAAAGCGTTAAATTTCCTCTTTCAGAGTCTGTTGGTAATAAAATTTTATCTACTACCGCAGTTACTCCAGAAGTTTGTCCTGTTATTTTTGCGCCTACTAACTGATCTGCATAAGCAGAAACTGGAACTCCTAGATAAGTATTTTGCAGTTCTACAGCATAATATAACTGGTTATAACCAGTATTGCCTGGAATAACCTTTGCACCTTCTTTAAAAAAGTGCTGTCCAAACTTTTCAATTTGATTTTGTAATATTGATTGTAATGTTGTTAATTCTCTTGCCTGTACTGGATATCCAGGTTTAAAGAGAACTCTATAATAGCCATTATTTGCATCGAAGTCATCAAAATATGGAGCTACATTGAGATTAGTTTCCTGAGACATAATTCTTTAGAACTGCAAAATGACTTTAATATCTTCTTTTTGGTTAGATGACCTAGTAATAGCTGGTCGATTATCTACGTAAATAATGTTTCCAGAGTATTTTTTGACCTCTGGAGAAGCAATACCGTTCGTAAATTCCTGACCAAGATAATATGTCCTACTATTTATTACCGTTGATATACCAGAGAAGGATGTGTTTATTGCTAAATTTGAACCGGATGATGGAACAATAGTTAAACTTCCTCCGGTAGATGGAGAACTTGTAAATTCGGTCAAATCAAATCCATAAGATGGGTTTGTAATTGCAACTCCGACAGTTGTAAATCCTGCAAGAGAACGATCTTGCCAGTATTTTAAAACACCCGTTGTCTGGTCATAACTGATAACTCTACCTACTGCAGTGGTCGCAGTGGATACTGTTTGAGTAAAATACGAGTCCGCAGTAAAAGTTGCTGAACTATATCCAGTTCCAGTAAGTCTTAACGCATAAACAGCACTTGCTTTATCCGAAGTAAGTAAACTGCCAGAGCTTATCTTCGGATTTTCGACAATTCCGACTCTTGCAATTTGATTGCCTGTTATGAAATCTGGATTTTGAATATCGTTTTCAATTCTTGAGTAAAGAAGAACATTGT